TTGCTTTGACAAACAACCGTACTTTAAAAGTACTTGCTGCCCCAGGCGAAAGCCCGGACTCTAATTCCTCTCAAAATTCCCCCCCACATCCCTTTATTCAAGAGTTGCTAGTGGGCGCTCAGACATCCCTAAAACGGGCTTCTTCACGTATTCGGTACTTGTTCCATTCGCCATTCCTGGCAGATAGAGCTCGTACCGATGGAGAATTCGATTCGATGATCACAGTTAATAGCAGAAATGCTAGAACCTGGTCCATCAAATGGCACAACTTAGTGTCGTGGTGGTCCAGAGGGTATTTGATGTCCACTGTAGCTGCGACAGAGCGTGATCGCTTCGGTATGAGATGTTTGGACCTTTACAAGCATAACGGAGTGAACTTTCTTATTCAATATCTCAAGTTGGCCTTGTTTGCTACCAATTCGTTCCTTGCGGGACGAAAAATGGAAAACACTCAAGCGCTTGGCAAGAGGATTGAACTTCGAAATGGACTCCCCGCTATGATCCCACTATATGCCCGGAATGGTATCCGGACAGGGAACAGGCACTACATCCATATTTGGTGTAGTGTACTTAACGGTTACAAGGGGCTCAAAGGAATATGGGGTCAGCCTAGTTTCCAGACTATTGTCCAGAAACATCCTGACTTCTCTAATAATAAGTTTTTCAACTCGTTAAAAGAGTTCGTACCATACTTTTGGGCTTCCTTGAAAACATTAGGTGCAAGCCTGGTTCCAGATCTAACCCTTAAAAACCTATTCTTTACTAGTCGGGCAGGTCCCAATCATCCAAATGCTGTCTTAGGCGCTGCCAGAGACGCACATGTGTGGTTTTATTCCGCACATGAATCAGGTTTTGCTTCGCGAAATCTAATTCTTGAATGGTTGGACATGATCGGTGAAACCCGAATGAGGAAAGTATTCCGTCACGCTGCTAAGAGGTACGAGCTTACTAGCTCTATGCTTCGCTCCGTTGCTGGCAATAAGAATATTGCCAATTTCAACTTGATTGCGAATTTGTTCGGTTTAGATCGAACTCAGTCCTCTCAGGGCGATTTAACGGGCAGCACTTTCCCGGCGGTACTCGGTCGACTCCACTGCTTATACGAGGCAGCGGGGAAGATTCGAATAGTCGCCATCGTTGACTATTGGACGAACATGTGTCTGAAGCCATTACATGATTGGATGTTTAAAATCCTTTCAGTTTTGCCAACGGACGCTACGTTTGACCAAGAGGGACGATTAAGGGAGTTCACGCGACGTGGTTATAGGGATGTCTGGTCTTTGGACCTTTCATCTGCTACTGACCTTATCCCGTTAGCATTGTATAGAGCCCTTTTCGAGGAGATCCTGGGCACCAAAACCACATCTCTGTGGCTTGATCTTCTTGTCGGTCGGGACTTTCTCTGTCCAAAGGAATTTGGACTACCGAAAGGCGCCCGTATTAAATATGGTACAGGGCAACCTATGGGCGCTCTGTCATCATGGTCATCCATGGCCATGGTGCATCACCTTCTAGTGCAGTTCTCTGCATGGAGGGTTACCCAAGCGGGTCTTGCTACCATGAATCTTAGTCTCCAACAGATACGTCGTATTGGTTGGAAACCAGGGACTTGGTTTCAAGATTACCTAATCTTGGGTGATGATCTAGTAATAGCTGACAAACAGGTTGCAGAAGCATACATTGAGGTGGCAACAGCACTAGGCGTAAAGATAGG